ACTTCGGTAGGCGCTGCCGACAACCTAGCAGGAACCATCTTCCAAGCTACGACTACAGGTTCGGGCAGCGGCACCGCGGTTGAGATAGACGCGATACAGGCTGGATCGGGAGTGGCCAGCTTTAGGTCTGCAGAATTTACCATCACCAATGGTTGGGTAGAATTACAGACGGCTACCACAGCCAGCACTGGAATCGCTCCGGCAAAACTACAGCACATGTCTTCAAAGACTGTGTTAGGTCGAGCATCTGCTGGTGTAGGGGCAGTCACACCGATAGACATGTACGATGTAGTAGAAAACGGTCTAGGCATACAGAAAGATCAGTATTCTTCCGGTACAGGCTTTTTAAGAAGGATAGGCTTTGGATACGAAAGCGACGGTGATTACACCATCATAGACATGGGAGCTGGATCGGCAGCTGATCCTCAACCAAGTAAACTGGTAGTAAGAGATGTCAATGGAGACTTTGGAGCTAGAAACGTTGATCTATCCAGATTGTTGATAGACGCTAAGATAACCATTGATACCGCAGTTCAAAGCGTACCAACTAACAGCGGTTATACACAGTATCATGGATTCCTCGGCCAGGTCGGTATTCTAATCGGCGATGGAACTGTCGCTGCCAGCAAAGTTACTTTCTATGATAATGACAGACACGAATTTAGACCTCAGAACGGTATCGGTAACGCTCCGGTAACTGTCAGCACATTAACTGCTGCCGCGATCACCACTGGCGGTGCATCAACTGCGGGCACAGTCACAGGTAACTGGTCGCTGACTACTGGCAGCAGATTCCAAGCCACTTATGCAGACCTAGCAGAATACTACGAAGCCGACGCAGAATATCCGGTAGGCACCGTGTTAGTGTTTGGTGGAGAAAAAGAAGTCACGATATCAAACATCGCAGCGGATCGTAGAGTCGCAGGAGTTGTCAGCGACAATGCAGCCTATGTTATGAATTCTGGTTGTCCGGGACTAAAAACTATGATAGCTCTACAAGGTCGTGTCAGCTGCAGAGTGGTAGGCAAGATCTCAAAAGGAGATCTAATGGTCACATCAAACATAAAAGGGGTTGCTATTTCAGCACAAGGCAATGCCGAAGCCGGTACCATAATCGGTAAGGCGCTAGAAAACTACGATTCAGATCATATTGGCACTATCGAAGTTGCCGTAGGAAGAACATAATGGCAAAACAAAATGTAAGCTCAGGATCTCCTCCATTATTATGGAGTGCTGTAGATCAGGCATTTAGAAACATCAACGACAATTTTAATGAGCTATACGCTAGTTTAGATCCTATAGGAGGTCCTGTTGATTTTACGAATCTAGGATCAGATCTTAATCCTGTAACCACTGAATTCTATGATCTAGGAAGCCCTGCTAAAAAATGGAAAACCTTACATGTGTCGGCCAGCGAAGGAGTATACATAGGTAACGCTCAGATCACTGCTACTGGCAGCGCAGTAAATCTTCCCGCAGGATCGACCATCGATGGTAGTCTGTTGGACAACGAATATTTCCGAGAGATAGCGGTAGCTGGGCAGACAAACTTGATCGCTGATGCAGGTGGCAATGCTGTTCTTACCGTGGCCGCTGGCAACAGTCCGGGTATATCATTGACCACTAATCCTGCTACCGATACGTTAACCATAACTAACAGTGGCGTGACACAACTGGCCGGTACCGTTGGTCAGATTGCTGTCAGTGCAGCCACAGGTGCCGTGACGTTGACAAACCTAGGAGTGTTGTCAGTGTCTGGTATAGGTGTCAAAGACCCCACGCTGGCAGCAGGATCGGGAATACATGTCAGCAGCGGTACAGGCACAGTGACGATAACCAACACCGGTATATTAAGTGTTGGAACATATACAGGTTCAGGTATATTGATCAACACAATCAGTCCAGGAGTAGTAGAACTGGTTAACGGTTCTCCGAACATTCCGCAATCTGTGATAAGAAATATCTCTGTAACTGGTCAAGATACGATCATATCTAACAGCACTGCTTATACATTAGATGTAGCCAGCGGTAGCGGAATAACATTGACTACCAACGCGGGTTTGGGCAGATTGACCGTGACTAACAGTGGAGTTACCGGAATCACAACTTCTGGACAGGGCATATCTGCTAGCTCATCAACAGGTAATATCAATATAGCATTCAGCAACGAAATAGATATCATAGGATCAGTATTTGCTGACAGCAGTGCGATGATCATCGACGGCACCGAAGGCAAAGTAGTAGGTCCCGTCTATACGTCAGTGCTAAGAACATCTGAGGGTTCTATAGCATTAGGCAGCACTGCTGGACAGACCAATCAAGGTATAAACAACATAGCTATAGGATCAGCAGCGGGACAGACCGATCAAGGTATCAGTGCTGTGGCAATAGGCGGACAAGCAGGACAGACTAATCAAGGAGTCAGTTCTGTAGCCATAGGCACACAAGCAGGTGCTACAAATCAGGGAGTATCTGCAGTGGCCGTAGGAACATTAGCAGCCACGACCGGCCAAGGACTAGGTGCCGTAGCAGTGGGGGTTTCCGCAGGCCAGACCAACCAAGGTACCAATGCTGTGGCCTTAGGCTATCTAGCAGGAAATACCAATCAACCCGCCGGCAGCATAGTAATTAACGCATCTGGATCAATATTAAATGGTTCGGCTGCTGGTCTATTCGTGGATCCTGTAAGATCGTTGACAAATCCCGCTACCGTGCTAGGCTACAACAGTTCAACCAAAGAAATATCTTACAGCAGCCTAATCGATGTAGATGTCATAGGTTCAGTATTTTCAGATAACAGCACGATGCTGATAGATGGCACTGGAGGTAAAATAGTTGGTCCTGTCGACACTCCGATACTTAGAACCTCAGAGACTAAAATAGCACTAGGTTTGTCTACAGGTGTAGGTCAAGGTGCCAACGCTATCGCTATAGGTGAACAGGCTGGCGAAACTACACAGGGTAATAGAGCACTAGCTATTGGTTTTCAAGCAGCGTATGTCAATCAGGGTGTGAGGGGCATCGCTATAGGACAGGCTGCTGCTAATTCAAATCAAGGCGCTAATGGTATTGCCATAGGCGAAACTGCGGCATCAGCCAATCAAGGCACAGATGCCATCGCTATAGGACAAAATGCAGCACAGGTTAGCCAGGGAAATGAAGCGATTGCTATCGGTTATCACGCTTCGGGAGACAATCAAGGTACAAGAGCAATTGCTATTGGTAGATATGCCGCGGCAGATAATCAGTCAGCAAATAGCATCGTTATTAATGCTACAGGAACTGAAATAACTACTGGAAGTTCGGGTTTCTATATAGATCCTATAAGAAATCTCAGCACCGGAAATATCCTAACTTATAATGTCACAACTAAAGAGATAGGCTATACCAGTTTAATAGAAACAGACATTTCTGGATCAGTGTTCGCCGACGACAGTACGAAAATCATAGACGGAACCGATGCTACTGTCACAGCCACTACAGTTACCGCAGGCGGAGTGATAGGTACGAATTATCTACGTGCTCCTGTATATACCAATGCTACAGCTAGAGACACTGCTCTGCCGTTGGGAGTGGTACAGATTGGTATGATCATTTTCCTTCAGTCAACCAGCAAATTACAAGTCAATGCCAACGGTACCACCGGTGGTTGGGTAGATTTAAATTAATCGGAGCGATAGATGGCGAAACAAACGATCAATGTAGGCACAACAGCTAATGACAGAAAAGGTGACAGCCTACGAGCCGCATTCCAAAAAGTCAATGCTAACTTTACAGAATTATATAACTTAACAGGTGCGACTAGTTTAACAGAATTAGCACAGGACTATGCGGCACAGATGTTTGTAAATGGCGCCCACGAAGGAATTAGTGTCGAGTATGATGATGCTAATAACAAATTTAATCTAACAGTAGCACAAGATTTTGACGGAGGAGCGGCCTCCACAGTCTTTGATAACGAAACCACAATTAATGGAGGCGGAGCATAACATGGCACGTAGAATACAACTAAGAAGAGATACAGCAGCAAACTGGTCTAGCACTAATCCAACACTGGCACAGGGTGAGATTGGTATTGACTTAACTAATAATAAAATCAAGATAGGTAACGGTTCTACAGCGTGGAACAGTCTAGCCTACTTTGATGACAAAGAAACAAACAATGGCGAGACATATTTGTCAGCAACGGTTCTGTTTACATTGGTGATATCAAACTGTCAAACGACAGTGGTACATTGAAAGTACAGCAGGTTACAGATGCTGGACTGGTAACGGAAACTCCAGTGCCCAATGCTCCTGGTTCTGTAACTACAGATAGATTAGTCAACGGTGTTAATACTTTTGTACTCAATGACGATGGTACAGTAGAACTCAACGGTGAGCCATTTACAAGCGGTAGTGAAGTACTGCCTGCTAACGCACAAGGTTACTTACTCAATGACGGCGAAGGCAATCTAAGTTGGGCTCCTGGTGACGGTACTTTCAGTGGGGATTATAATGATCTGAGTAATAGACCTGAATTATTTAATGGAGATTACAATAATTTAACCAACACACCCACTATCCCTGCAGACATTTCAGACTTAACTGATACTGAAGGATTGTTAGGGGGCGGTGCTGACTTAGGTGATTTTACCATAGACGGTGATATATTACAAGCAGAACAAATGACTATTAAAACTGTTGATGGTGACTTAAACATCGAATCAGACAGTGATGTATTTGTTAAAACGCTGGCCGGTAACGTAGATGAAAAGACATGGCAATTTGGAACAAATGGCAATCTAACATTGCCTAATGATTCTGTAATACGAACTGACGGTAATAATGTAGAAGTTGGTAATCTAGAGAATTTTAATGTCGAAGCCTCGGGTGTTGTCAATATCTATACAGGTACTGAAGGCGAAACACCACATCAATGGCAGTTTGGTGATGACGGAAATCTAACACTTCCAGAAGGCGGTGATATTGTAGATTCAAACGGTGACTCAGTATTAGGCGGTGGTGGTACAATATCAGTTGGCAACGGCATTGGGCCATCAGTTCAACAGGTTTCAGAAATACTGTT